CGATCAGCGACCGGGGCGACGTAATCGGCGCGACCAGGCGGATAAACGGCGGTCTGAACGGGCTCAGCGACCGCCAGAGCCGCTTCGCGCGCATCCGGCAGCTAGGCAACGCCGTGCTGCTCGAAGCGCCGCCAGAGCCCGGAGAACGGCCCCAGCCGGTCATCCCACCGCTACCGAAGGGAGTGATACCCGTGGCGATTGCCTTGGGCGTAATGAAGGACGGACGCTTTGAAGTGTTCGTGGAGGCGCAGCCAGCCAAGGCGGGCGAAGCCGGGCAGGTGTTCCACGCTTGGCAGGCACGCGACGGCGGCTGGGCAGGAGCCGAACCGGGCAAGCGAGTCGCCAAGTGGGAGTCGATGGGCACACCCGGCAAGCAGTAGGAGGCAGGCATGAGAGTTCCGCTGAACAGGGTCGTGGCCTTCTTCGGTCCCGTGATCGCCGTCGCGGCGGGAGCGGTGGCCGACTGGCTGCTCGACATCCTCAACGTGCTCGGCGACTTCAAAGGCACCGACAAGTCCGCGATCACCGCATGGCTGACGCAGGCGTTCGTGTTCGGGCTGACCGCGACCCTCGTGTGGCTCGGCCAGCAGCAGTGGTTGAAGGGCTGGATCGCGTTCGAGTCAAGCCAAGCCGACGTGGAGGCTGCCGTAGGACCGACCGGACCTGTAGGACCGACCGGACCACCCGGTCCGATGGGAGCATCAGCAAAGGAGAGCGCATGAGTTTCTTCCGCAAGAAGGACAAGGACGAACCGCCGACCGAAGCCGAACTCGGCAAGCAGGAAGGCGCTCCGCAAGAGCCGCCAGCAGACCAACCGGCCAGCGACGAACCGATGGTTCGCACCGTCTACGACCAGGAGAAGGACGAGCCGCCCGAATCGACCGACGAGGAACTGAAGGCGATGGAGGGCGACACGCCACCCGACAAGCTATGAGCACACCGCAACCGCCGATCCGACTGCGCTCGCAGTGGGGCGCAACCCGGAAGATTCCGGCAGGGCGCACCGTGCCGCTGAGCCAGCGCCGCTATTTCGTTGTCCACTGGCCCGTGATGTCCGCCAGACCCAACGACCAGTGGGCCAGAGATATCGAGCGGATGCACCTGAACCAGGGCTGGGCGCTGATCGGCTACAACTTCCTCGTCTTTCCCGACGGGCAGATTCTCGAAGGCGCGGGGCTGATGAACCGGGGCATCCACAGCCCGCCCCGGAACACGGACGGCTGGGGCTGTGTCTGCTGCCAGCCGTCCACCGCCGCAGGCGTGCCGACTCAGCCGATCACAGACGCGATGAAACGCTCCGCCCGAGCGCTGTACGACTGGCTCTGCTCACAGGCAGGCAGACGGCTGATCATGTCGTGGCACGGAGCCGACTTCGCGACCGCCTGCCCAGGACCGGACTTGCGCTCATGGGTGCAGTCCGGCATGCCCGCACCAGGCGGACCGCCGCCGCCGGAACCCAAGCCGCCAGCACAAGAGGAGGACATCGAGTTGGTCACTTCCGCACTCGCCCAGAACGGGACGCTCCACGTCTGGATGGTCGGACCGCAACGCAAGACGATCTGGCTGACCCACCAGGCAGCGAACACCGCCAGTTGGTGGGGAGGACAGGCAGGCCGAGGTCCGGCAGGCTTCCGCCGGTTCGCCGACGCGCCAGCCGGGCGCACGTTCCGAGGCGTCTCCGCGACGCTCAGCAAAGGCGGCGCGCTGCACCTGTTCGCGACGCTCGACAACGGCGTCACGATGTACTCGTGGCAGCGCCCAAACGAAAGCACGTGGCAGAACCTTCAGGTGTTCGCACCGATGCCGTGACGTACCGCGAGATCCAACTGCTGCTGAACCTCGCGACGCTCGTAATCGTGGTCGTGATCGGGATACACGTCGGCGCGCTCTAGCACACGAAGCGTGCTACACTTGACTGCACGCAGAGAGAGCAGGGCCACCCGTAGCGATCTTCCGTGAGTGTGAGGTCGCAAGCGGGCAAGGCGTCACTCTTAGAAGCCGAGCCGCGATGCTCGGACGGCCCCCCGGTCAAACACGACACTGCTCAGCGAGCCGGGGGGAGATTACTAGCGCACGGCAAGTGTTAGGCTGAGGACCGTGGACGAAAGAGCGGAATGGCAGGCGCTCGTGGACGACGCGCTGAGCATCCGCGAAAGCGCCGAGGACAAGCGCCGACGGCTGCACCAGCTACAGCGAGACATCGCCCGCGCAGAACTCGCGCCCATCGACCAGAGCGAACTGCTCAGCCGCCTACAGGCAGTCGATGGCAACGCTTGAAGCCTGCCGCTGGTGCGGAGTCGTTGACGCGCTCGGACGCCACGCAGGCGACTGCCAGCACGCCATCGAAGTCGGACTGCCGCGACTAGCAGACGGGGAGGAACCCATCGACCCAGCGCAAGAAGATGAAGCCAACGCCGCCGCGACCAAGCTCTACGAACAAGAACAAGCCGAACCGCTGCCGACCGACCTGCGCCAACGCTTCGAGCGCCGCCGACTCCCCGCAGCCACCGACCTGTGGATGAGCTACCGCGACGACGGCGACCACTTCGACGCCGTGATCTTCGACTCCGAGATCGACGCGCTCCGCCACGCCGTCCGCGAAGGCTGGCAGGTCGTCGCGCTGCAACTCGGCAAACCGCTGCTCGACCAGGTGCGCGAATGAGCGACCCGTGCGCCGTCGGAGCCACCGCGCTGCACAAGAACAGCGGACAGCGCTGGACCGTGATCGAACCCGGCGTGGTGCGCGGCTTCAACCAGCTAGGACCGAAGTGCGACAACGTTCACGTGCGACGTGACGACGGCACCGAGCGCTGGGTGACGCGGAGCTACTGGACCGGCGAAGGCTGGCGTCGGTGAGGCTTCGCATCCTCGCGTTCCTCGCCGCGCTGAGCGCCGACGCCGTGTTCATCCACCGCCAGCCGTGGCCCGTGGTGGTCGGCTGTGTCGCCTATCTGCTGCTCGTGTTCCCCGCGCTCAGGCGACGGAATGACTGACCTGGACCCGGACGCCTACCAGGAACCCGAAGGGCTCAGCGAGCCGCCAGCGAGCCCACAGCCCACGTTCGACTGCGCCATCGAACGCCAGCCACCCAGATACGGCCAGCAAACCCGCTGCCGTGAACAATGCCCGCACTGCGCCACCATTCAGCACCGTGCCGAAGCCGAGCGTCAACATCACCCCACACCCTGAGATCACCCGCCTGCTCCAAGCCGAAGCCGACGCCGAGCACCGCAGCCTCACCAGCCTGATCGAACAATGCGCCGCCGAGCACCTGATGATCCCGCTCGCCCACCCAGACCTACCCGAACAACCCGCCGAACTCTGCCCCCACTGCGAACGCGGCGTCATCTACAACGACCAATGCCCCGTCTGCCACAAATGGATACGCGGACCCGCCCGCGCGGGATACTCAGGCCAAGCACACAAACGACGCCAAAGCCGATAGGGTGCCGCTAGCACTCGCCGCCGTCGCCGCAGTCTGCATCCTCGCCGTCCTGATCCCCACCATCACCCACCTGATCCGCCGCGCCCGCCACTACCATCGACTAGAACCAATCAGCGAACGCGAAGCCCGCGAACACGCCCGCCCGCTGACCCACGCGATCACCAGCATCGCCCCGACCGAGGAGCCCAAGCCATGCCAGGATTCACCGCCAACGCAGTCACCCTCTCAGGCAACCTGACCCGCGACCCAGAACTCCGCCAAGCAGGCGACGCCAGCGTATGCAGCCTCCGCATCGCCAGCAACGACAGAGCCAAAGACTCAAACGGCAACTGGATCGACAAACCCGGCTACTACAGCATCTCGATCTGGCGAGGACTAGGCGAATGGGTCGCAGGGAACGTCAAGAAAGGCGACCAGGTAGTCATCACCGGCAGACTCCGCTGGCGCGAGTGGGAGAAAGACGGCCAGAAGCACGAAAGCATCGACATCACCGCCGACACGATCATCCCCGTCACCCGCCGCAACGGCACAGGCCCAGCACGCGAAAACCCTGATGTGCGAACCACCTTCGACACCGACATCCCCGCCGACACCACCGGGCTCGGCACCGAACCAGCCTCAACCGCCGAGGACGACGACATCCCGTTCTGAGACATGGACCGCGAACGCATCAAACAGCTAATCGAGGACGCCTGCACCCGCGCCTACCGTGCCGTCCGCTGGCGCAAAGACCAGGCGACGATCCTGTCCAGCACCACCCGCCGCGTCTGGATCGCCAGCGTGGAAACAGGCCCGGACGGCGAACACGTAGTCGTGACCGAGGTGGACCCCGAGACAGGCGCACCGCTACCGAACGACGACTCGACGCCCTACTCGCCCGAACCGCCCGACGACTTCCCTATCCACGAGAACCCACCACCACAGGAGCCGTGATGGCCCAGCTATACGAGTACGCCGTGATCCTCAACGAGAAACGCGACAAGGACGGCGAAGAAACCGAACCGGCGAAGGTCGTAGTCGAACCGACGACCGTGCTCGCCCGCGACGAAGCCCAAGCGCAGATGCTCGCCGCCCGCGCGATCCCCGAGGAACTGGTCAACAACGGAGCGCTGGACCGACTGCTAGTCGTGGTGCGCCCTTTCTGAGTCCCGGCAACCGGCGAGTCAAGGCCAAGCGCAAGCCTGACCCGGTAGCCGAGTTCGCGAAGAACGTCGGAGCGGCGATCCCACAGTTCGCAGGACCGGCAGGACCGCAAGGTGTTCCAGGCCCAGCACCGTTCACATGGCAAGGCAGCAGCAGCGAGGGCTGGCAGATCGCGACATCCTCCGTGCCCGGACACAGCCACTCGCCCGGCACCTACGCGCACGCGCACGCGATCCTCAACAAGTGAGCGGAGAACGCCGCGCGTTCGTCTGCGATAAGTGCTTCAAGGACGGCAGGCCGCTACGCATCTTTACCCTCGAAGGCGACCCCGTGCCCCGCTGCCCGCAGCACGGCAAGATGCGCCGCGAGCCCAACAAGCCCTACCGCAAGGACAAGCCCACATGAACCTACGCCGACGATGGCGCGTACTGAAACGCCAACACCAGATCGTCCGCCACGTAGTCACCGACGACGAAGTGCGCGCCTGGATGCAAGGCACCGACCCAGACCGCTGGACACCCGAGAAGGTGGACACGATGATCGAACGAGTCCGCACAGAACGAGCCCGGCTCGAACGCCACCAATGAGCCACGACGCAACCCGCACCGAAGGCATCCCACACGACCGCCTGACCCGCATCTGCGACGCGATGACTACCGCGATGGACGTACACCCCGAAGTCCACGAGGAGGACAAAGCAATCGTGTTCCTGGACGACGGCAAGATGGCAGGCATGGTGCTGCACGGCTACACCGACGACGTGGACGCCATCGCCGACCTGCTGATGCACCTACAAGCACTGTTCGAGGCGAACGGCAAACGCCTGATGGTCGCCACGATAGGAGGCGAGAACTGATGGCCGGGGCCTACTGCAAGTTCTGTGGACACCGCTGTTTCGTGGACCGGCGGATGCCCGCCGACGCGAAGTGGATGCCCGGCAAGACCGTCCACCTCGCCACCTGCGAACGCGGAGCCGACTACGACCGCGAGCAGACCGGCTACGACTACTCCACCGCCATCAATCCGCTCGCCGAGCAAGTCGAATGACAAGCGAAATCGGAGCGTTCACGCTGTTCGAGCCAACCACCGAAGCCCAGTGCCGCGCCTGCGGCGCACAGGTCGTCTGGACGATCACGCCGCAAGGCAACCGAGCGCCGATCAACTACCACCCCGCCGACAACGGGACGATCCTCGTGATGAGCCCGCACGGATACGGCGAACGACTCAGCATCGTGCTCTCAGGACCGGCGCTCGAACGCGCCCGAGCACACGCGCTGCCGCTGCACACATCGCACTTCGCCGACTGCCCCAAGGCGGAGGAGTTCCGCCGCCGCCCAACCGCGCCGAAGTAACCAACGTCCGGCTGATCCGGTATCAGAAGGCATGGACTCCATCACAGAGATCGCGCTGGCGATGGCAGCACGCATCGCCCGCCAGCAGGGCTGCACACTCGAATACTTCAGCCTCGACGGCGTAGACATCGAGCACATCGACGGGATCGAAACGATCCACGTGAGCGTGTCTGCACGAATCCTTCCAGTGAGAGACGAGATCCCGTTCGAGGCGGTCGCCGCCTAAGATCGAGCGCCTGATGAGCGCAGGGCAGCCGGAAGGCGCGTCGCTCAAAGCGCTGGGACTGTACGCCCCAGACGGACTCGACTGCGCCGAAGGCGGACTGCACCACGTACTCGAACCCGAGCTACAGGTCGCAGTCGGCGACGTGGCAGACGCAGGCTCGACCAAGGTCCGCTGCCAGAAGTGCGGGCAGGCAGTCGAACTGCGCTCCCTCTACGACCTGGAGTGATCCCGATGCGCGCCTGTCCCGAGTGCGGGCTGCCGGTCGATCAGAACTGCTTCCACGACAACCGCGAAGTCCAACCGGTCGAAATGGACAAGGCGACGTGCATCCGCATCCTGGAGGGCTACATCGGCGCGCTCAGGATGGAACTACGAGGCCGCGAGGCGGTACTCGACGGGCTCAGAGCCGACGGCGACGGCGACTAGCGCTTCTTAGTGCCGCAGTGAGGGCACGCCGGGTTCGGCGTCTTGTGTCCGCAGTGAGGGCAGGCCATGAGCCGGAGCATAAACGCAACGCCCCCGCGTGTTTCAGCGAGGGCGCTGCTGCGGGCCTTCAAGATGTGGGCAGCCGCATCGCCCACACGCCGGATTGTCACACACGCCCCGGCGGACACGGTTAGGAGAACATGCGACTGATCCGACTGCTGTGCCGCTGGTGGACAGACGAGCCGCGCTCAACCGCCGTGCTGCGCCGCGTACTCGTGCAACTCTACGTTCGAGCGCCCATCGCCAACGCCGTGATCCCGATCATGGAGTGGCTGTGGCGCACCCGCCGACTTGGACGCTGGCGGCTGGTGCTACTCGCCTTCCTCGACCGCCTGCTCTGAGCGCACGTACTCGACCGCTGGCGCGTCCCACTCGACCTCCGGCAGCAGGGCCGAGTCGCCGACCTGCTCGACCTCGACTTGCAGATCGTCGTCGGCTTCGATCCCCGGTTTCCACGGCACCAGTTCGCGCCACACCTTCATCCACCCGACCAGCAGGCTGCCGGTCATCACCCGCTTGCGATCCTGTCCCAGCAGAATCTTGCCTTCCTCGCCCAACCGCCGGACGCAGGAGTCGCAGACGTTCAGTTCGAGGTAGCTGCCGTTCATCGGGTCGAAGATCGTGGACCCGTAGTGCCCGTGTGTCTGAAACGCTGTCGCGGCATACGGGCTGTTGGCGTAGGTGTCGTCCATGTTCTCCACCGCAGCGCCGCAGACGGCGCACGGCAACGCTTCACGTGGCATCGGTTCTCCCATGTTCTGCATCTGTAGACGTAGAAGGTCGCTTCCGCCTGACTTTGTAAAACCGAGATTCGCGACTAGCTCACGTCCGGAGTCTGTGCGAGGATGCCTGCATGCACCCGACCGAGGAGACGCCATGAGCCGGATCATCCTGAGCAAATACCCGTCCGGGCAGGAACGCCTGGTCGTCGGCTGGGACCACCCGGCAGGCGGAGCGTTCTGGCAGGAGTTCAACGAGGAACCCGCCAGCCACATCTACCCGGCAAACTGGCAGGAGGTCAAACGCGACGGCGGGTTCTTCCCAGGCATCCCGCTGGAACGCTTCTACGACAGCGTGCCCCAAGACCTGCACGACTACATCACCGACGAAGTGCTCGACCTGCTCGCCGCGCACAGAGCCGACCCGGACTCCGGCTACAACACCCGGCCTATCGACCTGACGTGAACGCCAAGATCATCGAGGGCGACTGCATCGAGCAGATGCGCCAGATGCCGGACGCGAGCGTCGATGCTGTCGTGACGGACCCGCCCTACGGCTTGGAGTTCATGGGCAAGGACTGGGATCGCCTGTCAGACCAGCCGGGCTATGTCGAACGCGGCAGGATCACCGACCGTCCCGACTCGCAGGTTCCCTACGGACGCGGCGGAGGCGTCAACAGCTACCAGGCGGGCAGGCCGATGCAGGACTGGCATGAGGCGTGGGCACGAGAGGCGTGGCGCGTCTTGAAGCCGGGAGGGCATCTGCTCGCGTTCGGCGGCACTCGCACCTACCACCGGTTGACGTGCGGGATCGAGGACGCCGGGTTCGAGATTCGCGACACGATTGTCTGGCTGTACGGCTCAGGGTTCCCGAAGTCGCTCGATGTGAGCAAGGCGATAGACAAGGCGGCAGGCGTGGAGCGCGAGGTCGTCGGTGTGTCGTCCGTCACAGGCGCACGTACAGACTCGCGAGCGTGGCATGACGCTACCGGGTCGTTCTGCAACGAGCAGCAGGTCGTCAACTACCGCACTGAGCCCGAAACGCCGGACGCAGCGCGCTGGGAAGGCTGGGGCACCGCACTGAAACCGGCGCACGAGCCGATAGTCGTCGCCCGCAAACCGTTCGCCGGGACTGTCACCGACAACGTGCTCGAACACGGCACCGGGGCGATCAACGTGGACGCCTGCCGCGTCGGCACCAGCAAGGCGACTCCCGCGAGCCCGTCCAACCACGACTCGGACATCACCTACGGGGCCTACGGCACAGGTGACGGCAGACTCGGCTCCGGGTTCGACGCCGACACGGGACGCTGGCCCGCGAACGTCACGCTCGACATCGACGCCGCAGCACTGCTCGATGAGCAGAGCGGCGAACGCAGCGCCGGAGGCAAGGTCAACGGCGCAGAGCCAAGCAGGACCGGCCAGAACGGCATCTATGGCATCTGGGGGCGTGTCGAGAACTCGCCCTACGACGACGCAGGCGGAGCCAGCCGCTTCTTCTACACCGCCAAAGCCAGCCGCTCGGAGCGCAACGCCGGGTGCGACGACTTCGAGAAACGCCCGATCCTGTGGTCGGCAGGCACACAGAACCCCGGCAGCTTCCAGGCGGACGGCACCGAACGCGAAGCACGCAACTTCCACCCGACGGTCAAACCCGTCGATCTGATGCGCTGGCTCGTGCGGCTCGTGACACCGCCCGGCGGCGTGATCCTCGACTGCTTCGCGGGGAGCGGCACGACCGGCATCGCCGCGCTGCTCGAAGGCTTCCAGTTCATCGGCATCGAACGCGAGCCCGACTACGTGAAGATCGCCAGGGCACGAGTCGAGCACTGGGCGAGATACCCCGAAGGCACCGACACCGACGCGGTGGTCGCATCCTCCAACGCCGAACGTCAGGTGCGCGGCGCTGGACAACTGACGCTCGGGCTATGACCGCTGAGCACGCAGGCATGAGCTTCGACCCTGAACAGGCGTGGGCAGAGTTCGCCGACGGCGACCGCATCTGCTACTTCTGCCACCTGCCGATCCTGCCCGAAGATCACCCGGCGACCAGCAAGGATGGCGGGCACTACGCGCATTTCACCTGCTGGTACGACGGTTCCGCGATGCCACCCGCGAGGTTCGAGAGGACAGATGCCTGAACACGACGTTCAACGAATCGCCAAGGCAATCGGCATGCTCTACGACAGCTACACGCCCGAGGGCGTCGGACTGTGGCTGGTGCGCTACCGGACGCAGGTCGGCGGAACTCCGCTCGGTCTGCTGCAACAGGGCAAGGTGGACGAGTTCGTGGACCTGTGCGAAGGCACAGGCGACATGGTGGCGACGTGACCATCGCGCTGTGCATGATCGTCCGGGACGAGGGCAAGGTGATCGAGCGCTGCCTCGACAGCGTGGTCGGCCTGTGCGACTCGTTCGTGATCGTGGACACCGGCTCGACCGACAACACGATGGCGCTGATCGACAAGGCGACACGAGGCAGGCTCCACGGCGAACTGCACCAGCGCCCGTGGAGAGACTTCGCCTACAACCGCACCGAACTGATGGAGTTGGCGCACGGCAAGGCGGACTGGCTGCTGCTGCTCGACGCGGACATGACAGTCGAGCACCCCTTCGGACCGGACCACACGCTGACACTCGAAGGCGACTCGTTCATGCTCAAGCACGACGGCGAGCCCGAATACTGGATCAAGCGCCTGGTGAGGGGTGACAAGCGCTGGTACTACATCGGCGTCACGCACGAATACCTCGCCTGCCACGACGCCGAGATCCCAGCCAGACGCCTGGACGCGATCACCGTCCACCACCACTACGACGGCGGACACCGCCCCGAGAAGTTCAAGCGCGACTACGACCTGCTCGCCGCCGAGCATCTACGTGACCCTGACGACACTCGCACAGCGTTCTACCTCGCGAACACGCTCCGCGACCTTGGACGCAAGGACGAGGCAATCGCGATGTACCGGCAGCGGGCGAAGATGGGCGGCTGGCAGGAGGAAGTGTTCTATTCGCTCTACGAGGCAGGCAGGCTCGGCGGCGGGATCACGACCCTGTTCGAGGCGTGGGCGACGAGGCCGACACGCGCCGAGCCGCTGTACGAGTTGGCGCACCTGTTCCGCAAGCGCAGGCAGTGGGCGTGCGCGTTCCTGGTCGCCAACCGGGGCATCGAGATCGAGGTGCCGGACGACTCGCTGTTCCTGCATCGCTGGATTTACGACTGGGGCCTGCTGTTCGAGTTGTCGATCTGCTCGTGGTGGGCGGGCGACATGCAAACGGCACGCTGGGCGTCGGACAAGCTGCTGGACCTGAAGAAGGTGCCGGACAACGTGCGCGAGCAGGTGATCGCCAACCGCGAGTGGCTGCCCGGCGGTGAACAGAACGGCAAGGGCACGCCGCCGGGACTGAAGAACCTGCTGTCGTGATCCGCCCAGGATGTGTCGCCCGAGGGCACGAGTGGGGGGTGTGGATGCAGTCGGCGGACATGCCGATGAAGGTTCGTGTCTGCGAGCGCTGCGACAAGCGGCAGGTGATCTGGAACGGCAACCTGCGCCACCCGTGGAAGGTCGAGCCGGTGCCGGACATGCCGCCGTCCAAGCCGACACGCAGGGCGCGGTTCTGGGACGCGATAGGCGCGGCGCTCGCCAAGGTGACAAGGCCGATCCGGGATCGCGTCCGCCCGCACCGCCGCTACGCCGGATACGTCGCCCGGCACAAGTGGTTCGTGTTCCGCGCCGGGCTCCGCACACGCGCGCCGATCTGGCGGCTGCTGATCCACGACTACACCAAGCTGATGCCGGTCGAGTGGGGGCCATACGTCCGGCGCTTCTACGGAGGCAGACCCGGCGTGCCGGTCACCGACGACGACTCCGACGACTTCCGCCGCGCCTGGTTGCACCACCAGCATCGCAACCCGCACCACTGGCAGCACTGGGTTCTCCGGCAGGATGACGGCAACGTCGTGACGCTGCCGATGCCGAGGAAGTTCGTCCGCGAAATGGTCGCCGACTGGATGGGGGCAGGCAGGGCGATCACCGGACAGTGGGGCGCGAGAGAGTGGTATGAGAACGGCGCAGGCGAGGCGATGGACCTGCATCCCGACACGCGCCGGATGGCCGAGGAACTACTGAAAGGACAGGATCAATGAAAGCGACCTGCTACCTGCGCGTGGCGCGCACCAGCCGAGGGTTCTCGTTCAAGGCGAGCACCAAGCCGGGCTCCGCACCAATCGCCGACGGGCTCCGCACCCGCCAGATCAAGCTGGTGCTCGACTTTCCCAACGATGCGTTCAGCGTGATCGACGCCCAGGCCGAGATCGCGGTGCCCGAGCAGCTACTTGCCGAGGTCGTGTCCATCGAAGCCCGCGAAGTCGAGGCGTCGTGATCTGCTGCGAGTTCTGCGGCGAACCAATCGAGGAGGGCCGCGACTACCGGCACGTCGGCGGCTGGGAGCGCATCCAACGCTCCGCCGGGGGCACGAACGCGATCCGGCTGCCTGAACGCTCCGAGCAGCGGTTCGCGTGCCGCTGGTGCATCGACAAGCAGGCGAACGGCGTGTCGTCTGCCCAGCAGTCGCTTCTCGGCGGATAGGCTTCGCGGCGCTCTGCCGCTACCGCTACGAAAGATCGCGCCGGGGGAATACCACACCGACGACGGGCGCTACCGCATCCTCGCCGTCGGGCGTGAGCAGTGGCGCGTGTTCGAGCTAACAGACAACGGCTGGAAACCGATCCTGGAGCGCTACTCGAAGATGCGTGACGCGAGGCTCGAACTGCGCCGCAGACTGTGGGGCTGGTAATCCGTCTGCGGCGCAGGCCGAGCGCGCCCTTACGATTCGCGCATGAGCGATTGGACAAGCGCCCACTGGGGGCCTTCCTGGGTGTGGCGTCAGACGCTCCCCTGGATGGCGATCAGTGTCGGCACCAGCGGCAGCGAACCGGGACCGACAGGTCCGACCGGCGATACCGGCACCGGCAACGGCACAGGCGATACCGGCGACACCGGCGACACCGGCACCGGCTAGCAGCCGTCGTACTGAGCCCAGGGTTCGGTGCCTCGCGCCGCGTACATCGCCGCGAACGCCTGCTTCTGCTCAGTGATCGAACCGGTGCCTCCCGCACCCTCGATTCCGTAGATGTTCGAGGACAACTGGCCGTCGGTCGATTCGCGGAACGCGACACACGACGCGAACGACGCCGGGACGCCGGGCACGTTCGACAGGCCACCGCCGTAGTTGACCGGTGCCGGGGCGCTCGCTGGCGCGCTCGATGTTGGCGCTGGCGTGCTCGCACGAGCGACTGTCGCGGTCTGCCCGAGCAGCCGGTTCAGCACAGCGGTCGAGTTCAGCACGCGCTGGTCTGTGATCGCGCCGTGGCAGGTGGCGTGTTTGCCGAGCAGCAGACAGCCTGGTGCTCGGTTGCCCATCGCCTGCTGTACGCGAGCGTAGGCGGCGAAGTAGGCGTGAGTCTGCGACTGCGATAGTTGCGCCTGCGCGGTCGCTGGAAGCGCAACGGCGAGCGTAAGGGTCGTGCTCGCCGCGAGGGTCAGACGTTTCAAGGTGGACTCCTGACGGGTCGTTTGCTCACTGTCCAGCAGGCGGGCCGGTCGTCCCTACACCGCAGGCCGCTGGGCCTGCTACTTCGGGAACCCGCTTGTGTTGGTCGTGGGGTGCAACCTCCCTGGTTCGCTAACGGAAGCGCGGGACTCTATCGCACATCGGACGCTATCCTGCAAACGAGAAAATCCCGACCTGTGAAGGAGAGCAGTGAGCATCTTCGACTACATCCAGAAGTTCCCGCCCGGCCCCTACGGCACCAACGAGGGCGACATCTGGTCCGGTGAGGACTCAGAGATAGGCCGCAGGCTGAAGGCCGACGGCCTGGTGATGATCCACGAGGTATTCCGCAACGAGGAAACCGGCGTCTGCGAGGAGAAGATTTACAACGTCGCCGAGAACAACCCCGACCCGGCCATGCAGGGCTTCATCAAGGCAGCCCGCGAGGGTGTCGCGAAGTGGGTCGAAGCGCAGGCGAAGGCGAACTGAGCATCGGCGCATGACGTGTGTTAGGCTGCGGGACATCGACCCGGCCACTGGAGAGAGCGAGAACGGTGACGCGAGCATCTTCTGGGTGTTCGAGCACGACGAGCACGCGCACAACCTGACGATCCACCGCGCCAACGGCATCGCCGCCGACTCCGAAGGCCCGACGCTTGTCTCCCCCGAGGAACTGAACTCGTTCGTGAACGACCTCTACGCCTACGCCGCGAAGGTCTGGCCGGAGCAGGAAGCATGACCGTCGTCCGGGAACTCGACGGCGTGACGTGGTACGTCGAAGCGCGCTACTACCCGAGCGCGACGATGGCTGTGCGCGCCTGGGAGCACGCCGAGCGCAAGCTGATCTACAAGGCGGGCGACGCGGGCGTCGGCGTCACCCGGCTGGCACCGAACCCCGAGAACGAGAACAGGCCGCTGATCGAGTCCGGGCTGGCGGGCAAGCCGATGCACGCGCTGGTCGTCGTGACTCGTGACGAGCGCGGGCTGAGACGCGCGCAGCGCATCCTCGGCGGAACGTCGTGGACGCCCGAGCAGGTGTTCTGTGACGCGATCATTCGCCGTCGGATCGCTGTCGAAGCCTCGCAGCAGGGTCACGGCAGGCTGATCATCCGCCGACCCGAGAACCGTGGCGCACGCATCTACGAGGACGGGCAGATGGTCGAGCAGGCAGGGGGTCAAGGTTGAGCAAGGTATCGGCCTGTCGGCAGGTCGATGGTCGGATGGGAACCGACTAGGCGGGGTCAGGGTGACGAACCAGGAAAAGGCCGACCTCTCTCCCGGCGAAGCCCGCCCCGCTGCCGCCACCGAGCCGCACCGCTTCGCGGCGCTGCGGTTCGCCGACCGGCTGTACCCGAACGGGCGCTGCGCGCACTGCTACGCGCCGAAGTGGGCGCACCCGGTTCACGCCTGGGTGCTGGCACGCCCCGTGGACGACCACAGTCCGGCAGAGTTGTCCTTCGAGTCCCTGCACGCCGAAGGTGCGCCAGCCGAGAACGTGGTCAGACCGCCGAGACGAACACGCAGATCACGCCGCGCGTGGCGCGAGCGCTGGCGCAACTTCACCGACGATGAGGTCGAGGCGATCTACACCGTCTTTGTTGAGGTTGACGCCCGGCACAACTTCGCGAAGTGGTCGATGGAACCGGAGCGGACGCTGCTGATCGAGGTCACCCGCGAAGCGAAACGCCGAGGGGTGGCGGGCGACGAATGACGCAAGTGGACTTGCGCGAGCACGAGTTGACGCAACTCTCACAGCAGAAACTTGGATGGTTCGAGCGTCACCGCTGCCAGTTCGGCCTGCACCGCTACGTGGAGATCCCGCGTGTCTGGTGGTCGTTCACGCCGCCGCTGTACGAGTGCGAGCGCTGCGGCAAGCGCTGGTGGGCAGGCTGAGTGCTGATCCTCGAAGCGTGGAACGGGTCGGGCTGGAAGCAGTTCGGCAAGATCGAGGACGGCACCCAGCGCGTGATCCTCAACCATGCCCACGACCACGACCAACTGCTGCACGTCATCGCCGAGACGGAGCGGACGATCATCGCGCTCGCCGACGAGCAGGAGCACAAGCTCGAACTGAAGGTCGGTGACACGTGGGAGGTTCTGCTGCACACGGACAGGATGAGCGCCAGAACACTGTGCCGGTTTCGCCACGAGCCCAAGGCGACATACGACACGCTGCCGAAGCAGCGAGCAAAGCCGAAGAAGAAGGCGATCAGCTAGTGGTGTCGCTGCGGCTGTTCGCCTCGCCGCAGGACGCCGCCGACGACCGCCGCCAAGCCGCGAGGCAGCGCGCATCGAGACAGCTTCGCTGCGGTGCGTGCGGACGCTTCGCTAGGGCGGAGCGGATGCAGTTCGGGCACGTCTGCGACCACTGCATCTACGACGACAAACGCCGGGCGATCCGTGACAAGGTGGAGCAGGCGCGACGTTGGTGGGTGCTGACGGGACATTCATCGGATCGACCCGCCGCTGGCTGAGCTACGATCCTGCCCCAAATGATCCAAGGGGCGGTCGGTGTAGATCGGGATAGCCTGCCGCCCGGCCATCCCGACGAGTTCGTCGGACAGCCACTCAGTCCGGCAGAGCAGCTTCGTGTGCTCCTGACCCGCAAACGCAAGCAGGGGATCACCGACTGGCGAATCGTCTGGCCGTGGGCGGTGGGGCGCATCCGCTGGCCCCACGACCGCGAGGAACGCCACGAGTGGAAGCGGACGATCCAGTGGGCCGAACCGGCGTACAGAGCGGCCTACGAACGCTCCTACTACGACGTGGACATGAGCGCTCTCGTGATCTTCGAGGTCGCCATCTACGGAGCCGACAGCCTCAGCATCTAAGCGCCTGTCGTGTGCTACCCTCGGTTGAAACGACCGAGGAGGCTTCATGCCGGACTTCCAGTACCCGCCAGACCCCTGGCCGACCAACGAGGACTCGGAGCAACTGCTCCACACGACCGCCGCGTTGATGCGCGGCAAGCGAGCCGACCTGCAACTCGGCTACACCGCCAAGAACGCCGCCTACGCCGCGTTCGACTACAAGGCCCGCGAGGCAGGCGGCACAGGCGAGATCCCGCACGACGCGGTGGTCATCACCGACCAGTTGATCCCGTTCGCAGAAGGCTTCGCCGACGGGATGGCGGAGGCAATCGAGCGCAGCATGAACCGGGGCGACTACCTCGACCCCGGCGAGCAGTTCGCTCGGCACCGCAACCAGCCCGGCTACGAGCGCAACAACGCCTACGACACGGGGCTCGCCTACGGCAAGACCGAGGTCAGCGGCCACATCTACCCGTCGTTGGAGCGTGTCGTGCCGATCCAGCGCCTACCCGAGAGGAGCCGCTGACATGGCTGCCCACGACTACCACGGCGCGCACGAGAACTACGATGAGCGCCAAATCCTGCATGACGGCTGCGGCGAGTGCGAATACCGAGGCAAGCACATCGAGTCGGCGCTGGCGCACATGGACCGCGACACGTTCGCCCGCGCCTGGGAGCGCGCCTACAACCTCAAAGCCTCCGACGGCGATCACGACGTTGTAGGCCCCGTCGCCGACGCGGAGGTCGATCTGCTGAACGTTCTGTGGGTCGTCCAGCTTCACCTGCAACGACTCGGCTGGAAGTGGCTGACGTACAGTCCGGCTGCCGGACGCAAGCCGGTGCCGCCCATCACCGACGCGGACCTGCGATGAGCGACCTCGAAGCCGACCTGCTGCGGTTGCAGTTGGAGATCACCGACGCCAGTCTGCGTGAACTGGTCAGCCTGCTCGCGCAGATCGCCGAGCACCTGGGCCGGATGGGCGAGATTGTCGGGATGGTTCGCCACCACTCCGACAAGATCAGTGACGACGACCTCGACGTGGTGCTGAGCGCCAACTACAACCTGCGAGGCACGCTTGAGTCGATGGTCAAGGATTTGACCAAGACCGATGGCTAAGCACGTCGGCGGCAGGGACGCCTGGTACCTGTACGCCTGCCCGGTGTGCGGCGCTCGTGTCGGCGAGCGCTGTCACACCCGAGGCGGCGAGAACCACAAGCGTCGCGAGAACCTGGTGACGAAACAGCACCGCAAGAAGGGACCGGCACAGTCAGTGCGCTCGATCCCCGGCGGCGCGTTTGAAATGAACCGACGGAGGCACTGAATGGCATACCTCGACCGCTACCTCGATGAGGCTCGCCGCCAGCAGCAGGGCGCTCCGGCGATGGACCCCGGCACGATTGCCCGGATGGATCAGACGATGGCGCGCAACGATGAGGTCAACCGTCAGGTGGCACAGGTGACGGACGGCCTGGACATCGTGCCGCAGCGTGACCAGCTTCGCATCCAGGCGTTGATGATCGCGATAGGTCACGCCGCCCAGCGCATCCGACCGAAGCCGTGCCCGCACATGCGCTTCGACATCCCGCCGTTCCACCAGGACATCAGGATCAACCTGTCGCCGCTGGCGGCGGCGGCGTGCGAGGCGTGCTTCCTGCGGCTGCTGGACGAGCACTACGCCGAGCACGGGCACAGGCCGGTGAACACCGACGACGACCGCTGCGACCTGTGTGACGCACCCGCCGACCGGTTCCACGAGATCAACGTGCAGTGGGGTGTCGCGCTCGTGTCGATGAACGTCTGCGGCGAGTGCCTGACGTGGATGCAGCCGGTTCCCGTCCAGCGCTTTCCGCAGCACTGATCCGTACCATCGCATGGTGAGCAAAGTCCTCGACCTCGGCTGGCAATATCTCGGGGCGATGTGGCTGGCTCAGCAGCACCCCGAGACGCTGCGCGAGCACCTGTCGGACTGTGCGAACTCGCCGACGCTGCAAGGCGAGGGAGCCGCCCGGCTGATCGCGGGCGAACTGCACCGCCGGGGTCTGTCGCTGACTGAGCAGGG